CATTAAATTCAAATAATTGAAATTTAGAAGCAGTTGATATTGCCTTCTCCAAAGTAATGAACAATCTTCTTACGTTTATTCTATCAAATGCACTCGGCGTTGATAAACCAGTTTTATCACCAAACAAGATAGTACCTTGTCCTGGCATTGTAACAACTGGATTAACTCTAGCTCTGTACAATTCATCTCTTTGTGTCTTGTTAGGATTGTAAGCAAGTTTAACTACACCTCTTAATACTCCTCTGTTGAAACCAGCAGGTGAGAACCAAGAATCTGCGATTAAGTCTGTTCTTGCAGCCAATCCAGCAGTATCTCCGTTAAGAGGTACATATCTGAACACGTCATTGTATTTGTCGTATGTATATTTGTAACCACTATCAAATACTATGTATGAAGATGATCTAATACCATCAAAGAAACCTTTAACGTTACTTGTCTGTGTAGTAGAGTTTGTAACATTAACAACGTCTGATCTTTCAGGAGAAGCAAATACTACTGCGTCTTTTCTGTTTTCAGCAATTGTTATTAAGTTGTCTATGTGTGTAGCGTCACCTGCACCAGCAATGATTAAGTTAACATCAACTGTATCACCGTCAGCATATTTTTCGTATGCAGTTTTTAATTCTGCGTTTGAAGCAGCAGAACCATCAGCACCACTTATTAGTGATCTAGTAAATGGTAATGATAAAGCAGTGAATGTTGTACCAGTAGCAGTAGAACCCCAATTTGATCCTGTTGCAACATGGTCCATCCAGTAAATGTATTGTGATTTATTATAGATTACGTCAGCGTAATAGTTTGAGTCACCTTGTGATGTTTTAGCGTCTGAAGCTTTAGATACGTTTGAATAAACTTCTAATACTTCACCAGCGTTACCAGTGATACCACCATCTTCGTCAATTACTACAATGTGTAATTCATCTCCTGAGCCTGATCTACTTGATGTGTAAGTTGAAGTACCTGGAGCAACATCTACTAAATCGTAGTATCTCCATCTTCTTCTTACAGCAGCACCGTTTGCTACAGCAGTATGTAAACCACCTGTACCTGAAGGATGTCTTACGAAAGTTAAAGTAGCAGAATTAACTGCTGTTACTCTATATTCGTGTCCACCAGCTTCAGCAAAGTTAACAATATCACCAACTGCAAAGTCTGAGCCTGAAGCTAAAACGATTGTTGTATCTCCAACTGCTGTTGAAGCGTCATCTACTGTTGTTTTTGCAGCCATCTCATATGCCGCTGCACTTGGACATACTGATACTGACAATGAATTACCCCATGCGCCTGCTGTTCTAGCGGCCCATTCGCCAACGTTAGCAGAACCTGTGTTGTAAGGTCCTGTTGTACCGTCACCGTTTTGGTAATGATCTGTATTTTTTATTTGTAAAGCAGTTCCAGATACTACTGCGTTTTTACTACCAGAATTTGCCGTACGTACAACTCTTAAACTTGATGAGTATTGCAAGAAACTTGCAGCACTAAAAAAGTATTCAAAAGTAGTAGAGTCAGGTTTACCAAACGTTTCAACCAATTCTTTTTCTGAACTAATAGATGTTACTTCATCCATAGGTCCTTGACTGAATTGTCCTGCAACAGCACCGATCGTAGTTGCTACTGCTGGTATTACGTTTGTTAGATCCCTCTCTTGTACGAGAACACCTGGTGAAACTTGAAATGCCATATGTTTGTTCTCCTTATTATTAGCTAATAGGTATCATTAATCTCGTTTATATTTATAATATATCACCTTTTCGTACGGTCACTGGCGTCCATCGTTCACCAGAATCGTCCTGAAAACTCTCGTCTTCTACACCATCATTCATAAACCCAAATGGTGCCATGTCTTGTTCTATTGCGTTTTGTTGTTCAGCATACATTCTAGCACGTACATCTTGGTCTGTCATCTCTTTAAAATATCTTTGATTAGTTATCCATGCAAATATAACGCAACACATAACTAAATCGTCATTAGAACCTTCTTCGGCCTGCCATCCACTACCACGTCTTACAAATGTTGATAACTCTTGTATTGTATGAAAATCATTTATCAATATCTTGTCGCCTTCTAACAATGACTTTAAGTTAGAACAACCTATACGTTTTACTTGTTTAGTCATACGTACACCTAATTGTGTACCTCTCTTACTGAAACCACCACCTAATATCTGACCTGCTCTACCTTTCATCATACACATTAATAAGTTTGTGTATTCTAATTCAAACTGTAAAGCGTCTGCTATTTGATGACCTATATCATTTACTTCAATACATATATGAGCATTGTTATATGCCTTTGCAACTTTCTCAATTGTATGAGGAAACAAAATAGGTTTAATTTCGTTATCTCTAAATTTTGCGACCATTCTATATGGCATTTTTGATACATCAAATATAGTAAAGGCAGAATAATCTCTTACGGTACCACGTGCTACGTCAACTGTCATAACGTAATCTTTACCTTGTTCAGGTCTTGTGTACATATCTAAACCTTCGTTTGATACAATAGGTGTATTGTGTGATAACGTTCTTAATTTAGATGGATTGATTAATGTATCTACTGATCCTACAAACTCACATTCAAACTCGGTAGCAAATTGTGCTTCACTAGTATTTCTAATTGTTTCATCTTTCCATTTGTCATCTCTACCAGGTACCTCTGACCAATGTACTTCAATAGGTATATAATCATTTCTCTTATGTATTGCGTCATTCCACAATTTATAAAACATATTCATTCCATGTGGTGTAGATACAATCATAACTTTAGATTTTTTACCAGATGAAATTGTAGGATATACTGAACTAAAAAATTGTTCAGATATATTGTTAGGTATAAAAGCAAACTCGTCAAGGAATATGATGTTAAATGAACCACCCCTAATTGCACTTGAAGATGTTGCAGCCGCAAGAATTTTACTGCCGTTTTCTAATTCTAAAGAACCTTTGTTCCAGTTTAAGACACCTTGTTGTAAAAATTTAGGTAAGTTTTCATATGCAAGTTGTAATCTACCTAATAAATCTCTAGCAGTAGAACTTTTGTTTGCAAGTATGGCAACGTTTATATTATCATTGAATATAACTTGATGTAATAGATATGCAATAATAGTAGTTGACTTACCAGACTGCCTAGGTAATTTACAGATAGAAAAACGATTATCATGGAAAGTCTGAACCATCTTTTCCTGAAAAGGATACATATTAAAAGGTACTAAACCTTCATCAATGTTTACAATTCTAGTATATTCTCTTATAAAATGTAAAGGTTCTTCCATACATTTTGCAATCTCTCTTACTTGTTCTTCGGTATAACTTTGTTTGAGATTTGCTTTATATAGGTTAGGGTTACCTAGATATGCTTCAGTCATCAGGATTTACCTTTTTAAAATTTTTATCTTCTTCACTTTGTACGTCTTTATTTTTATTCTTTAGCATTTTATGTAATTCTGCTGAAGAACCTACAAATAGTGCTTGTTTAATATTTGTACTTGTTTTATTAGGTACGTCTTTAAGTGTTTTAAGTTTGCCTTGCAAGTCTTGTAATTTATCAACTGTATCAGCAACTTGTTTAATTAAGTTACCTGCAACTTCATAGGCACGTGGGTGTTGACTTTCGTTTGCAATATCAAGTATGCCTTGTATTGCGTCTTGTCCTCTTTCAATAAGATTGTAATAATTTTCTCTACTATATTTGTAATCATTATCCACATCTTCTTTTCCTTTTTCTTCTATTCTAGGAACTGGTGGAGTGTATTCTTTTTTAACTACGGCCTTTGTTACAGGCTTGTCGTTAGAGATACCAAGGGCTTCGTTTATCTTTTCGTCTATGCTCATAATTATTCATCACTATCCGTAGTCTGGTTATATGTTTTCGAGTCTGCAAAATTTGTTATAGTTGTTGTAAATCCAAAATCATCATCTGCGTCAGCACTTGTTGGATTAGGCACAATAACTATTCTTTCTTCTCTTGTTGATCCACTTGCTGTATCTGTAAATATATCTGCTGTAGTTTCTTTAATAACTTTAGCAGAATATACAGGACCATACAAGTAAGTTTTAGCAGTAAATCCTAAAGTATAATTTACAGCACGTCTTGTTGTAAAAGAACCATCGTAAGTATCTTCATAGTTAACACTATTTAGTGTTATCGGAACATCACGTTTTATTCCCATCTCTGGTATTGCATTAATTGTTACCGTATAGTCAGGTTGAAAGTAAGGTAATATTTGTTCTACAATCTGTAAACCACCTTCAGCAGTTGCTGTAAATGAATATAAATTAAAAGATATATTGTAAGGTACAGGATTGTATTGATAGTATTGTTTACCAGCGTCTGTGGCATGTGTCTTTTTAAATTTACCTACACGTTGTAGTTTACGAGAGGCGTCATAAGAAATACCTGAAATCTCAAAACCCATACGAGGTAAAGAAACTGCCATTTCTCTTTGATTCAAATTAGGTTGTTGTTCTAATCTTGTTAAAAACTTTTCTTTAGGAGAATATGATAAAGGTACTTTTAATCTTTGTATTACAGAACCATCGGCGTCTGTTCTATGAATAATTATGTTGTTGAATATTGTGCCAAAAGCAACAACAACTTTTCTCATTGACTCATGGTAAAATCGTCTTCCGAACATTATACTTGTCCCTCATCTACTTCACCAAAAGGGTTTCTTTCTGTGAAATCTAATATATCATCTGCCGTACTAGCCGTACCAAATCCTGCGTCTGCTTCATACGTAGCATTATCAGCGTAATCTCTTGTTTGTGTTGCCAAACTAACATCAACATGACTTTCTAATACCAAGTAATCGTAATTTTTTAATACCGAATCTGAAGTTTCTAATAAGAAACCTGTACCATCTTCTTGTACTAATTGATGTTGTAATTGATCAATAGATAATCTATCTTCAGCAACGTCAATTTCTGATCTACCAGTATCAATTTTTTCTGAACTATACTCAAATCTAGTTGTCTTTAATTTGTAAACAGGTAAGTTACCTAATTGAAAGAATGGTTCCTGATCTTCTACAAATTGTATCTCAAAAAAACTATTCATCAAAGGTACATAAATCAAATCACCTTCGTTAGGTCTACCATCTACAATCTGTACTGCTTGATTATCAACTTGATTTTGCCATCTTCTTTTTGCAATGACAAATGTTGTATCTTCTCTAATTTCTAAACCAAATTTAGATACTAATTCTTGTTCGCCAGCAAATCCTTCAGTTGTTTCAATATACATTTCTAACATGTATGATTGATCAAATTTAGAAATAGTATCTTCTCCTAAAACTAAATCTTTGTTGACTAATGTTCTTGGTAAATAAAAACAATCTTGGCCGTATATTTTTAGACCTTCTATGATTAAATCTTCATGTAGTTTTTTTTCAGCGTCATTACCTATTCCATTGCCACTTTGAAAATAATGATTTACAGGCATGGTATTATCCTATCATGTACGTTACAGGCGTTTCGTATGTGCCTCTTATTTCTTCTTCTAATTTTCTTATATCTTCTAATGATTCTGAATATATTTGTTGACCATTAAGTGTAACACCACCTAACATTGCAACACCATTAAATTTAGATAAGTTAGCACCCCATTGTTTTTTAATTAATGCTGTAACATATCTTTTTAAGTATATGTCATTATATACATCGGTCATAACAGTTGGGTCTAATTTTCTAAAACACTCAATTACAAGATACTCGCCAACAGTTATATCTGTTTTCCAGTCCATATCTACAAAGAGTTTATTATTGTATTGGTTAAATCTAATAGGTTTTTCACCTACTAGTATATGATCTAACATATCTAAATTTCTTAATACCATATCGTAATGAATAACTGAAGTAGATGAAAAATCATATAGATCATTTAATCTTAATTGGTATCTAACATCAAACATATTCTGATTACCTCTATTTGATAAAGGGAATATTCTTGTAACTGCTAGTACAGCTTCAGGTACAACGATAAAG